GATGCTAATGAGTTCCTACAGGACAATGCACATGCGGAGTTCAAGAGTGCATGGTGGAACGCTGCTAAGTATACTCCTGAGAATATCTTAAACACTGCCGATCAGTTCTTGTCGTTATATCGGGATACACCAGATCATGTATATGTTCCTACAGGTATCACTGACTTAGACGATAAGATCATGGGGCTTATGCAGGGTCACTTCACAGTAATTAAGGCACCTACTGGCATAGGAAAGACTGAAGTTATGCGTTTCTTGGAATACAACATGCTACAGCGTAAGGTTCCTATTGCTGCATGGCACTTAGAAGAGACTAAGTTAAGGTCACTACTTGGGCTTGTGTCGTATGAGTTACAGGATAACCTAACTAGGCGTGACTTGATTGATGACAAGGGTAGGCATGAGGATGTCATAGAAGCTATTAAGAGTATTACTAGGGACGAGAACTTCTATCAGTTCTACTTAGGTGATGGTCAAGGCACTGATGAACTCTGTGATCAGATACGTTTCTTCAGTCAGGCATGTGGATGTAAGTATGTATTCTTTGAACCTATCCAAGACGTTGTGGCTGGACGATCAGAGGCGTCTAAGGAAGAGTTACTAGCTGACCTATCCGTAAGGCTCTCTAAGCTATCAGCGGAACTAAATGTGGGCATTGTGACTATCGCTCACACTAATGAAGATGGAGACCCTAAGTACTGTAAGATGATAGGACAACGTGCCAGTGTTATCATTGATCTGTCTAGGGATAAAGAAGCAGAAGACCTTGATGAAAGAAACACAACATACATCACGGTACAAAAAAACCGCCCTTGCAGTGAAGAAGGACGGGCTGGCAGAATGAAATTTAACAGTGCTACGTTTACACTAAAGCAGGAGTATTAATAATGACAAAGGCAAGAGAGTGGTCGGAAGAAGAGAAGCAGAACATCAAAGAAAACCTACGTTATGATAGTGAGACGGGAAATCTTTTTTGGACTACCCACAACAATTGGTATGGACCTAGAACGAAGGGTCCGGCAGGTTGTATTAGTAGTGGGTATCGTGGTATCAGAATCTGGTTAAAGGGGAAAAGATTTTACTATAGTAATCACAGAGTTGTTTGGTTCCTTAACTACGGTAGTGTTCCTAAAATGTTAGATCATATAGATGGGGACAAACTTAACAACAGGGTAGAAAACTTAAGACCTACAACAATTAGCCTTAACGGAAGAAACTGTAAGGCTAGGGGGAAGATTAAGTATAAAGGTGTGTGTAAAGAAAGAGTTAAGTACCGTTCGGTAGCATTTAAAGACGGTAAACAAATATACTTAGGTTCGTTTGAAACTCCAGAAGAGGCTGCAAGAGCATACGACAAGTTTGTTGAGGGAGAATTAACACCACTAGAACGACAGTTTTCAAAGACAAACGAAGAAATGGGGCTATACGATAATGACACCTGATGCAGAGACAGTATTCGACATAGAAACAGATGGACTGTTAGACAAGCTAAGTAAGATTCATGTGTTGTCGTATCAAACAGCAGTTATGGATGAGCCAAGGTCTATCTTTGACTACGGTGAAATGCGTGACTTCTTCTTGGAGTACAGTATGGATCATACGTTAGCCTTAGCTGGGCATAACATTGTACGCTTTGATATACCCGCAGTGGAAAAGGTGCTAGGTATAAAGGTCAATGCCAAGCTAGTAGATACACTGGGGTTAAGCTGGTACTTACATCACAATAGGACAAAGCATGGGCTGGCATTGTATGGAGAAGATTATGGTGTACCTAAGCCAAAGGTAGATGATTGGGAGGGGTTATCCAAAGAAGAATATGCCCATCGTTGTGAAGAAGACGTTAAGATTAATGTGCGCCTGTGGCGAGACCTAAAGCGTAAATTGGAGAAACTATATGAACAGTGAAGCGTGGAGACTTATCGACTACATAACCTTCAAGTTAGACTGTGCTAGGGAACAGGAGACCCTACGGTGGAAATTAGATGTTGCTAAAGCTAGTATGCACCTTGCTGAATGGCAGGGTATGAAAGAGGATAAAGTAGAACAACTAGCTAATGCTATGCCACGTCATGTGCTGACTAAGGTGCAGAACAGGCCCAAGGTGATGTATCGTAAAGATGGTAGCCTAAGCAGTCATGGGGAGAACTTTGAGGCTCTTAGAAAGCAGTATAAGCAGCCTGAGACGGTACAGAGTTTTGTTGTGCAGACAGGAGAAGAGAGAGGTAATCCTAACTCAGTGTCCCAGATTAAGGATTGGCTGTTTAGTATTGGTTGGCAACCCAGAACATTTAAGTTTGTAAGAGAGGCTAATGGTGATGAACGACAGATCGAACAAGTCAGGAAAGATGGGGAACTATGCCCGTCAGTTAAAAAGCTGGCTGTTAACGATCCTGCTGTTTCTATTCTGGATGGTCTTTCTGTTCTTACTCACAGAATCGGGATACTCAAGGCGTTCCTAGAGTGTGAGGTAGATGGATACCTAGAAGCTGGTGTGGCTGGCATGACTAACACTATGCGGTTTAAACACGCTAAACCTTTGGTTAACCTCCCCTCAGTGGAAAAGCCCTATGGTGCTGAGATACGAGGATGCCTGATTGCCCCAGAGGGTTATGTGTTGTGTGGTGCGGATATGACTAGCCTAGAGGATACGACTAAGCGACACTATATGCAGCCACTAGACCCTGAGTATGTAGCAGAGATGTCAAAACCAGGATTTGACCCACATCTTGACCTAGCTAAACATGCTGGTGTCATCAGCCAAGAGGACATAGACAAGCATAACACAGGAGAACGCAGTTTAAAGGCATTACGCAAGAACTACAAGGTAGTCAACTACAGTGCCACGTATGGCGTCAAAGAGGCTACTCTGTCTCGTACTACAGGTATGAAGAAGTCTGAGGCTAAGAAACTACTCGCTGCCTTCTGGGATCGTAACTGGTCCGTAGAGGCCGTGGCAAAGGGTGTACGTGTACGGGAACCACAGGGTCTAGGGGGTATGTGGCTAAAGAACCCAGTTAGTGGTTTCTGGTACAGCCTACGCAGTGAGAAGGACCGCTTCAGTACACTTAATCAAGGTACAGGCGTCTATTGCTTTGACACTTGGGTTAAGCACTGTCGTAAGGATGGTGTCAAAACGATAGGACAGTTCCACGATGAAATTATAACTTTGGTAAAACAGGGAAAGGAGACACAAGAGAAGATTAGTATGGAAGATAGTATAGAGCGGTTGAACGATGAGTTGAAACTAAATGTCCCATTGGGTATTGATGCTCAGTTCGGTAGTAGCTATGCTGACATACACTAAATAAATTTAACGTGGTTTGTTATAAACACAAAAAAATGTTGCTATATATAAGTACCCACATAAGGAAAGGAACCCGACATGGGAAAGAAAGTTTACGTTGAGTGTCCAGTTAATTGGGCTAAGTTGCGTGAAGAAGACCGAGACATGGGTAAGAACATGCAGGAAGGTTCTGATGCACGAAACAAGATTGACGAAGTACAGGGACGCTACACTGTACAACTAATGCTTGATAAGGACACTAAGAAGAAGATGGTGTCTGATGGTGTACCAAACAAAGGTATGCAAGCTCAATTGTTCAAAGAGGATCAGGAAGGTACGGAATACTTCTCAGCACGACGAGGACACTTTAACCCTAAGTTCAAGGATCAGAACACAGGGGAAATGGGCGTAGTAATGGGACCACCTCGTGTCCTTAAAGAAGACGCTGACGGTGTTCTAGTTGATTGGGACTTTGAGACAGATGGTCTTATTGGTAACGGTAGTAAGGTTGTAGCAAAGCTAGATGTATGGGACGGGAAGCTGACTACCTTAGAAGCAGTTAAGGTCGTAGAACACGTACCCTACGAAGCAGACGGGAGTGCTTTCTAATGACTAAAGCCACCATCATCTTTGAAACCTCGGAAGAGGTAGATGGGTACGAAAGTAAGACTACTGTTGAGCGTCATGGTATAGATACTCTTCAGAATCTTGCGTACTTCTACAGTGAGGCTACAGTGGCAGGGGGCTGGACTTACGTTAAGGCAGTGGCCCTAGAGAAAGAGGATGAGTCTATTGTCTGGTCCGACATTTGAGCCAAAGCATGTCTTAGTTGATGGTGACATTGTTGCGTACAGGGCTGGGTTTGCCTCAGAGGGTAAGACCAGTGCAGATGCAGAGGACAAAGTAGACGAGGTTATGAACTTTATAGCTTC